AAAGTGCTGTCTGCACGAATCTCAGAGTTCACATCCCCAGAGTTGGTGAAGTAAAGCTCATGCAGCTTAACACCGTTCATGTTATGAACTTCGTCTTGCTTTAGTCTGCGATATTCACTATCATTGTTATTATCTGCATCTACTCTTGGGACTGTATCAAGCTTGCTGGAGATTTTGTTGAAGCTATCGACGTAACTCTTGTAAAGCTTTTCATGATTTTCTTTTGTGGTAGGTGACTGAACATCACCTTTCATAACAAAAGATCTTGGCATAATGATAACAGCTTCTTGTAAAATCTTTTTACCAGCAGCAACAATTTGTTTTACCGCAGGCTTCTCCAATACTCCACTGTTGCCCAAAACATTACCAACAGCTTCTTGAATCACTTTTTGTAAACGTTCTTTGTCTAATATTTTTGTGGTCATGTGTCATATACCTTTGCTCATAAGTATAGAACTTACGTCGTTATCTTGCTTTCCATTCTATCTTCTTGTGGAAACGTTGAATCCCAATCATCTTCTGGACTATCAACATCTAAATCCATCGTGTCAACAATATCCAGAAAACCATTGTCTTGTGCAGCAATACCTGTTCTGGAAACTCTTCTTGGATCATCTCCTAGAGTGGGAATAGCACTTTGAGCACTTGGACCTGTTTCAAATAGTATTTCGTATAACTTAGTCATTTGAGTAAATTTATTAGTTCTGGGACAGGGTTTGTTGGTCCACTTATCTTCTTGTAAGCAACCTTGGATGCAGTAACATCTCCGTATGCCAATACTTCTTTTTGAAAGTCATAAGGTGAACCACCAACAGAAAGATACTTCATTGCAGCATCAATGTTGAAAAAGAAAGGATTTGACTTGGTGTCACACTTGGCAAGAAGAACATACTTCTCCTCTTTACTATCCTCTTCTTTTAAATATTCTGGTGGAAGATAAGGATGTTCTTCTTCTCTGTCTTCCACAGTTGTTGACTTTGCTGATTCGAACTTTGCTTGACTATAAATTTTTATCGTTGCTTTTGCATCAAGAGTCCAACCAGTAAAACTAGAATCACTTCTGGGAGATATTACAACGTTGCTCTCGGTTCCAATCTGCTCGGTAACTTCCCTGTCAAGAATATTCTCTAAACTAGACTTGGAGAGTCCAATCAAAACTCGCCAAGCAGTTGCTGAAGGTACCGAAAAATAACTCTTGTATTTTCCAGAATCACTTATTCTTTTCATCTCTTTAACAACGTTATTAAGCAGTTCTTTATTGTTAAACGAGGTATAAAAAACCAATGCGTTGTATATCTTTTTTTCAAGGTCTGTATCTGGCTCATTAATGTTTTGGCCAATAGATTTACGAATATCACCAAAAACATATTGGCCAAGACTTCCTCCATCTGGTTCGTCTGGTTCTTCTTTTGGTTGTTGCTTTTTTGGAGCAAGCTTACCTGTTCTTGGATCAAAGTCCCAATCATCCCAGCTGTTTTCGAAAAGAATATCAACTAACTTCATAACATTAAGTATCTCTTCCTTCTCTTGGTTATCTTCCACACCACATATAATCCTTTTATCTTTACCTAATCTTGTGTTAACGTGTTTATACAAGGAGCAAATATGCCAGCTGATGTAGTATTGGGTCTTCAATATGGTGATGAAGGGAAAGGTAAGGTTGTTGACTATCTTGCCAAAAACTATGAATATGTTGTAAGGTTTCATGGAGGTAACAACGCAGGACATACGCTTGTGGTAAATGGACACCGTATTGCTGTTCATGCTCTTCCTTCTGGAGTTCTTCATCCACATGTCAACAACGTTATTGGGAATGGTTGTGTGATTGATCCAGAGCAGCTTGCCAAGGAAATCAATCAAGTAGGTGCGTCGAGTCTTGTTGGTCGTTTGTTTATTTCTCATGCTGCTCACGTTATTCTTCCTACAGCTCGCACAGAAGATCAAGCAACAGGTAAAAAGGTAGGAACAACTGGACGAGGTATTGGTCCCACATATGCAGCTAAAATGCATCGCACAGGGTTGCGTATGGAAAACCTTGCAAAAGGTGAGTTGGATTCTCTATATCCAGAAGGCACTCTAGACGTTATTAAGCCTTTTGTATCTGACACTACTAGCTTACTGCAAATGGCTGTTAAAAGCGGCGCTAATATTCTTCTAGAGGGTGCACAAGGCACTCTTCTTGATATTGATCATGGCACGTATCCATATGTCACAAGTTCCAACTGTACTATTGGTGGAGCACTTACAGGAACAGGATTAAACCATAAATCTCTACGTAAGGTTATTGGTGTTGTTAAGGCATATACAACACGGGTTGGAGAGGGACCATTTCCAACAGAACAAATGAATGAGATTGGTGATAAGCTTCGTGAAGTAGGTGGAGAATATGGCACAACAACAGGAAGAAACCGTCGTTGTGGTTGGCTAGATTATAATGATCTACGTCGAGCATGTGAACTTAATGGAGTTGATGAAGTTGTGATTACCAAGCTAGATGTACTAGATGAATTTAAGATGATTCCTGTAGGTTATAGAGGTTTTGAAAATGGCCGTAAAGAGATTGTTTATTGTGATTGGAATGGCTGGAATCGTCCAACAAAAGGTTTGCGTGATAAAACAATGTTGCCACAGGATGCAATGAATTATATACAACATATTGCAGCAGTTGCCATGGCCCCAGTAACTCATATTTCAACATCTCCAGAAAGAGAAGACATGATTGTACTATGAGTAAAATTCAAGTACAAAGAAACTATTGGTATAAAATCATTGAGTACTATAACAATGTTTTGAACGAAAAGTTTTTAAACCAACCTTTGACTCCTGTTACCCAACATTACATGAGGCAAACGTTCGAAACAACTGTTAATAGTGCCAAGCGTAGAGAAACACATCCAGCATGGCATGTTCCTCTAGTGCTAACTTTTGAACCACTACACCAACGCTTTATCATCGAAGCCGCACAACCAGAAAACTTAGAAATAATCTAAGTTCAGTTTTCTACGAAAACCCCTAGAAATCCAGCCTTTTCAATAAAAAGAAGAATAACCTTTAGAATATCTGCCACGTTTGGTATTCTAACAATAGGAAGACAGGAGAGAGGGCAAAGCAAATGAAATACCGCAACTGTTTCTGGTTCAGCTTTGGTGATTTGAAGGTTGGTGAAAGCTTTGTGTTCTGTAATCCTTTTACTCCTAGTGATAGTGTAGACAATGTGAAGTTTCTCAAGATTTCTCCTCGCAAGTATCGTATATTGACCGGCCCCGGTGCAGGTCGTGAATGGCAAACAACTAGCAAGACCAGCGTTAAGCGCATTTGAAAGGGTGAAAAAATATGTTTGATCTAATTGAGAAGTTTCTTTCGGTTTATCTCGCTTGGCTTTGGTTTCAAGTTATTGTTATTCTTGTGGGAGTTGGTGGGTTGTTTTTGTTTGCTGCTTGGTTGACAAGTTAAAAGGTAAAATAATCTTTAGAAAATCGTCAACGTCTGATATTCTAAGAGCATGAAGAACGAAGCAAGCAACGGTTACTGGAACAACACGCATCCTCGGGCTTTCGAGAATATGACTGTGCGGGTTAGCCCACACTCGCATTACGTCTCTTGCCCGGTGTGTCACGGTCATGGTGCATGGCATCTTGCACACTACCCTAACACTCGCAAGGACTTCTATGCGTACTTTGACGCTAGCTGCTCTCAGTGTTTTGGTTGGGGTTACGTTGATCCTAACACTGTGGATGCGTCGTGCACCCATGTTTGGGAACAGCTTTCTTACGAAGAGTCTCGCAATCGTGGTCTGCAAACTGGTCGTTGCTGGACTAATCACAAGTGCTCGCATTGCAACAAGATCATGGGCGTTGATAGCTCAGACTGAAAAAAAGAAAAATATTGGTTGAGAAAACCAAAAACAAATGGTAGAGTAAAAACATGGCAAGAGTAACACGATACAGGATTGCGGCGGTACCTGACAAGGATATAGGTTCTGTAACCTTTAAGAGTGATTACGAATGCACTGTGTTTGGTAATCGTTTCTTTGAGGGTCAAACGGTAAAGGTAGGCAAAGCAATGCTAACACCGTTTGGTGAGGCATATTACAAGGTTTTCGGATCAAAGGTGTGGGTAACGGCAAAAGAAGTAACTAATATCAACGTCAACGTGAGCCATCGTCGAACATATCGTTCGGTGCTATAACAATCAACAACTAACAATAAACCGTTTTCAACAACAAAGTTTTCAAAGGTAGGTACATCATGGATAAGCACATTCTTCATTCGGTTCTTGAGACTCTCACTGCTGGCATGACTGCCACTATTAACTTCAACGAGCCTTTCACCGATCTTACTGGTGATTATACGATTGTTGCATCTAAGGTTGGTCGTGGTCGTGGAGGCTCTCGGGTTATTGAGATTGCACCTGTTGGCAATCCAGATGATTCATTCGGTGCTCTTGAGATTAACGGCAAGGAAAAGGCTCTTGGCACTGGAACGTCGGAATATATCGCTACCATGGTAATCGATGGTAAGACGTTCGGCATGGAAGATCCGATTGAGACTTCCCGCAAGTCGGGTGTACGTCGGCCTCGTAACGCTGGCACCGATGGGCAGACTGCTGCTCCTGTAACGGCTCGTCAGCGTGAAGCAGGCAAGCGTGCTAGGGTAAACAGTGATATCGCTCAAGGGCAGCGTGTTGCCAAGGCTCTTGGTGATATTCTCACTGAGAATCCTACAACCAACTTCAAGCTTATTGCCAAGGAGCGTACTTCTTCGATGAATGGTGAATGGAAGGTTGTATCATTTACATACGCCGATTCAAACCTTATGATGCATCTTGTTGATCTCGACAATCCAGAGCGAACGTTTGAGTTCGATTCGATTGTTCACGGTGTTGATGTTCGTGATGTGCAAGTGATTGGGATTGAGTCTGCTAACTGATTAATCCAGCATTCCCTTAAGCAACGTTTTCATACGTTGTTTCAAAGCCAGCTTCTCTGGCGATAGCTCAACAACATTAACGGGCTCTGGTGTCTTAACTGATATCAGAGCCTTTTGCTTTTCTGGTGCTTTAAACAAAGCTTGTTTGACAAAATCTTCATCCAAAACTTTTGCGATTTCTTCGAGTTTGGTTTTCTTTTGTTCTGCTATTGGTATTGGCGCTACAACGGACAATACATCATCGATATCATCCACATCTTCTGATTCGTCATTTAAAGGCTGTTCTGTGCTTATTGAGTTACTATCATCCTCTTGTTCGTCTTGTGCATTCTCGGGCTCTGTTAAGCCTTCTAAGTCGATTGTGCAACGAGAAATAAAAGGTGTAAGAAGTTGATCTTCTAAAACAAGTTCAGCCTTCAAGATATAAGTTTTTGCAGGATTAAAAATGCAAAGTTGTTCTGGGAGGTTGAAAGCTATTTCTTTGTCTTGTTTTAGTTCGGCTGGGAGTACAATACCAAAATCGTGTTCATCTTGAATAAGAACACGACAAAGATACACAAGACTATCTTTGTCTTCCACATCCATCAAACTAGTTAAACTGTTTTGATAAGCTTCAGACAAAGATAATGTTGTGATTTCGTTTGGTTTGATTGATAAAACAGCTAGGTCTTCCATCTTAGCCTTTTAAGATTCCACGACCGTTATGATTTGGATAATAGTTTTGTTGTGGATGTTGGCGGGCGTCGGTGATCATTTGTCTGCCACCACCATATTGACCGGGGGCAACAACAGCTTCTCTTGGCACAAGCAGTGGTCCAAGAGAAGCCATGGGTGGAGCATGAACTTCAACCAGTGGAGAAAGTAAATGTGGATTACGTTGAATCTCTTGAATATTGATTTGCGTTTGGTGTTGAGGAACAACGTAAGCTTGGATTAAACCTTTCATGAGAAAGGGTTGATTAGCCAACTGGTTGTTAACAACTCCAACTTCTCTTGCAAGAATAAATGTGTTACCAAAAGATTGTTGGATTGCACGGTATACAGGATATCCTTCACGCAAAACAACTTGTTGTGAGTTTTGTTGTGGATATTGATGTTGTTGACCGGGAAGGGGATGTTGATGGTGTGGAGCTGTGTGTCTTCCTTTATTGAATATCATATCCAAGTCTGCTTCACCCACAGGATTCACTCCACCAGTTTGTTGCAGCATATGTTGTTGGCGGGCGAAGGCTTCCATATCAACGTTGGTTTTTACTTCTTTTTCTAGGGGAATAGGGCCATAGTGAGGTTGTTGAGCCCGTTTAGCAATAAGTTCACGAATAAATGGATCGTGGATTTCTGCTTCTTTGGCTGCTTGATCTTTATAAGTTACACGTTGATCTAATGGATTGGTATTGCGTTGATTGTGACGTTGTTGAGCACGCATACGCATTTGTGCATCAAACCATGCTTGGCTACCGTCATCATATTTGTTTGTCATTTAAATTCCTCCGTTTTGTTATTATGCGTGGAGGATGTAAAAAGGTTAGACTTTTACGAAACCTCTACGAACAAGAAGACGTTCAAGCATTACTTCATCAGTTGATCCTACATCAAACTGTAGGTGAGCATAGCTGCTATCAATATCCTCTTTGATAACTTTTGCATGTGGCAACGCTGAACGAAGTTCTTGTTGAACAGAAATAAAATCACGGCGAATATCTTCACGCTTGCAAAACTTTGGATATTGCTTCATGAACATATTGCTTTGGCCTTTGCCGCTAATAGCAGGTTGTTCTGAACGTTCGTGGAACTCGCTTTGTAATGGAACTGCGTATCTCATTGTTTAACTCCTATCGACTAACCTAGTCGATTGATGATTCTCCTCACTCATAAAGAGTATCATCTGTATCTTCTTCTAAATAGCTTTCCGACTTAACTTTTGCTTTTTTTGTATTGGCAACAAACTGTTTGCGTCCACCTTGAGATTTACTCTTCTTCTTCTTTGCTGTAGCTGCACGTTCCGTCTTAGACAAAGAGTAAGCCTTTGAAGCTGGAAGACAACGATCTGGGTTGCTTGTGTCTTTACTTGATCCACACTCACCCTTCACTTCCCCAGAAGAGCTTATGCGTTTCCATTTTTCTTTAAACCAATCACGTAAATCTTCCATGATGATTTCTTTTAAAGCTTCATCAAGCTCTATAGATTCGTTAGCTTTCTTTTTCTTTTTTCTCCAGCCACCGCCACGTTTCTTGTACCATTTAGAAGCCCACGCATTAGCATAAGCACTGGGATATTTGTCGAACTTACTTCTTGCAGCAGATTTTGCTCTTGACCATAGCTCGGGATTTGTTGGTGTGTTATCGCCTTCAAAAAGGAAATCAAAATCGTCGTCATCCATAGCCAATAACTATCTTACTTGTCTTGTTTTAGAAACAGTGTTAACACAAACAATAACCCAGATATCAACAAAACTGCAAGATTAAGATAGACGGGAATCATGATTAACTCTTTCAAAGGAAGTATATCCATCATCCAAAACATAAAGTATCTCGTCTTCAACCAACAACTCAAAATATATCGCTTCTTCAAATATTGGATGCATTCTGAAATGCATCACAGGAACAACACACTGACCCAAATAAACAACCAAAGTGCCGTTGAAAATTGTTACTCCAACATATTCAACATCAGAATAAGGATCTTTTGTTGCAAAAACAAAAGTGCTAAAAGGTGAAGTAGTTGCATCTTCTTCATGCCTTAAGGCTGAATAGATCAAATACAGTTTCCCACGCTCTAGTTCTTGCATATAACTTATCGATTCAATATGGAATCTTCCATCATTACATTTAGAGATATATATGGGAACTAACACAAAAGAAAACAATCAACAACAGTCTACAAAAAACGTTGCAAGCTTCTTGTACGGAGTTATTGTGTTTGCCACAGCGGGTCTTGTTGCCAAAATGGCATGGAACTTGGGTTTGGCTTCTTTGTTTCCCGGTAAAGTTCCAGTAATAAACTATGGGCACGCTATAACATGGCTTACTATGCTTTACATCGCAGCAAGAGTTATATCAGCGGGATTTATGGCAGAAGTTGAAAATACTGTTGCAAGTTTTGTAGATCAACTGGAAAGATTTGTTGAAATCACTCAAGATTTGATCGATGTTGCTAACTCTAGAACCACCAAAAATGATATCGATGATTCTGATTTGAACTAACCGATAAGATATCGTAGGCGTAGAATGTTTCCTATGCCGTTACGTGTTTCTCTAAGATAACCAACCAAACTTAAAATAACTCTGCGACGTTCTGTTGCTGCTGTGTTGTGAAAATAGTTTTCACGAAGAAGTGTTTCACCTTCTTCGGCAAGCTCGTCAGCACTTGCAAAAGTTTCATTCAAAAACTTTTCTACCTTTTTGTTGTATTCAGACAAACCACCTTCTCCACCAGAGAGAAGGATAGAGTCTACATCAAGGGCTTCTTTAATCGCTGCCTTAAGTTGATTGCGTGTTTTGTTGTCCATGCTTTTACACCTTTGCTCATAAGTAGTTCTATTTCTAGAATATCAACTCTTGTTAGGCCCATATAAAATATTTGATATCAATACTCTACGCTCTTGTAAACCAACAGCTTGACGAACCGTCCCAACTGCTTTTCCAATCGCTTGTCCAGCTTTTTGTGTTGTTGATTGACCAAGTTCTGCTGCCCGAGCGTATGTTATATTAGGGTTTGTAATCTGATTATATCTATCGATAAAACTGTTTGTTACAGGTGATAATGTTTCTATTATGAAACCCATGTTACCAACTATTTTACTTAGCGCAGTGACAAAAGGACCAATCGGACCAGCAAAAGAAGACAAAGCAGCTATAGCCGCTTGGCCAAATATTTTTTCGATTACATTTTTTGCTAGCTCAGTTAGATTTTTTAAGATAGCTTTCGAAACAGATTCCGCTGACACACCAATACTTTTTTCCTCAAAGCTTTTTTTAAGTTCTTCTATTTTGCTGCTAGCTTGATCCCATGCCCATTTACCGACGATTAATAACCCAATTCCAAGCGTAGCCTTTTGCCAGCCTTGCAAGCCACGAAACTTTGATAATATATTTGTAATCCCATCATAAGCTTTGTTGAATACGTTCTTGACAAACTCCCACGCTTTCTCTGTTTTCTCTTTGAGCCAGTTTATCGCTTTGCCCATAAAGTCCTGCACAGGCTGAATATATCTTGAAATCTCTTTGCTAACCGATTGCCCAAACTCTTTTACCAATGTTGGATATTGAAATATCAAACCAAGAGCTTTAAAGATACCTGCTGCATCCTTTACTTTTTGTAGTTTGTCTTGAACTACATTTTGAACAGCACCTTTTGCTGCTTGATAGACACCTGCTGGGGTTGCAGTTTTTACAGCCGTAACTGCATTAGAAACGTTTTGTTTTGCTTGCGTGGCAGCACCTCGTACAGCTTGTCCGGCCTGAGCAGCCGCATTGCGAAGCGATTGCATAAACTGCTCAAATAAATACTGCTCACGCAATATACGCTCTTCCGTTCTTCGATCTATTGTTTCTAATAGAAAAGGAACACGTATGCCAAGGGTTAACTCTATGTGTTCTCTGGATAAGCCATAAAACTTGTTAATGTCAACGTTTTCGATTAGGCTCTCGTTTATTATGCGACGTTTAAACTGACTATAAGTTTCATGCTTCATATCGGTAAATATGAGCTATATTTACTTCCGCAAAACGTGTGGATTATCTTCTGGCAATATCTTCCAAAACTCACGTTCTAATGGTGGCTTGTCACCCTTTTTGAAGAACATAAGTTGGCGGCCATTTGCCTTGGTGCTGGGATACACACCAATAATCACGATATCCCCGGTATGAACAAGATTATGGCAGATAGCACAAAGGACAGCCAAGTTGCTCAAGTTGTTTGAGCACCTCGAATCTGCCCTTGGGATAATGTGATGAATATGAAGAGCGGCGGGATTGTTATAGCTGCAAACTTCGCAAGAAACCTTTTTCAAGGTTTCGCCTGTACGCTTTTTACGTTGCATCGATATAATGCTCCAAACAAGCTTGCAAAGTGTTGTTGTGAATATCCAACACGTTTTGCAACGGATGTTGATAACCACCAGCAAGATTCCACACAATAGGCTTGTTAAGCTTCTTCGCAACCTTAAAAACAATATCGTCACGACGCTTCATCTGCTCGGTGGTAAGGTACCCACCAAGAGGATCATCAATATGAGGATCAGCACCAGCTTGGTAAAACAAAATATCACAACCATGAAACTTTTCAATCAAATCAGCTTCAAGACGGTCAAGCCAACGATCAAAATTCATTCCAACCCTAGCAAAAGCACCAAACGTTAGATGCTCAATAACATCCTGTGCACCATCAATACTCTTGATAATATCTTCGGTACCATCACCATAATGAGCATCAAAATCAATAATCCCAATCTTGTTAACTCCATGATTTTGCCACAGCAGCATTGCAGCAATCATAAGTCCATTAAACGTACAAAAACCATGACAACTGTTATATCCACTATGATGGAAACCGCTTGTAGGGCTCATTGCAGCCGTCTTATTTTCCAAGGCATACTCAGCCGCACGAAAGAAACTACCGGCTGTATAAGGCAAGCTAGAAGCTACAGAAGCCAACTTGTTACCAAATCCGTTTGGTTGACGAAGATTTAGAATGTCATCAACAAAACTAGATTCATGTGCAAGACAAATATCATCTTGAGTAAGAGGCATCCAACCACTACGCACATCAACACGACCTGTACGCATAAACTGATTTACAACATGCTCAGGCTTGCCAGCACTCGGAGAATAGCTGTTATTGTTACGAACAGTTTGATTGGGTGAATAAAAAACCTTGAGATTCGCCATGTGTTTTGTTTCCTCTAGTATTAGAATAGCAAATATTATCGATAATCTAAATGAATAAAGGCTTTTTTTGTTGCCAAAAAAGCCTTTATTTTAAAGGGAATATGAATACGAGAAAGAAACTTCGATAAAAACGTTTTTGTACGCAGTTATCGAAGTATACTTTCAATATTGCATGACACAGTTATCAAAGCGAATGGTGAGAGAGATTTCGGCCATGTCTGCTGTGCTATCGTATGAGAGATCACCGAAACCTGCTGTTGTGCAGAAAGCTCCTTTGATATCCCAGAGTTGAATAACTGTACCAACTGGATCAAGCATCTTGAGTTGAATGTCACGCTTATAGAAGTCTGGGTAACCAGCACGACCTGAGACAGATTCAAAGCAAAGACGAACCCATTCCATTACTTGTTGTGCGCCGGATGGAGCGATTGGATCGTGTAGGGTTACAGCGAGAGTGCCGAAGGTTGTTTTACCAGCAACATAACGTGTGCTGTTAATCCAGTTGATTGTAACTTCTTCGGTGGTGATTTCTGGACGGGCTGCTGTTTTTACCAAGAATGCGTCAATACCTTCGATAGCGAAGATAAACTGACGTTTCATCATTGGGGTAAACTTAGCTGGAAGCATTTCCGTTACTGATAATGTTTGTGCCATTGACTTAAACTCCTATTTTCTTTAAGTTAAATATTGCTTGTTTTATATTTTTCAGCCACCAACAAAGTTATTGCGGTTTGTTACGAAGAAGTCGATTGTGAAGAACTCTAGGGATGTGGTTGGGATTAGATAAATCTTGCCACGAAGAGTTTTGTTATCTAGATCGGCTTGTGTTGTTGTTGTTGCATCGATAACAACTCTGTATCTTTCTACACCACCGGCTGCTTGATAACGTGCCATGATTGGTTGAACAGCAGCGTTAAATGCTTGCAGTGTTGTTGATTGAGCTGGTTCGAACAAGAAGCGTGTTGCAACTTGACGTACATCACGACGGATTGCAATCAAAAGTCTTCTTACGTTAACTCTGTTAAGCAAACTGTCTTTGTTGAGTAGAGTCTTTTGACCCCACACAACTGGACCAACACCTTGCTTGGAAAGCAGAAGGTTCAGTCTTGCCACGTAAAGGGTGTCAGAGTTGGCTTGGTTAAGAGCAACAGCAAAATCTGTTACGTTGGTTAGTGTACCTCTTGTAAAGCCTGCTGGTGCGTTGAAGGATTGACCAACTGTATCGTTCTTAGCATATGCACCAAGAACTGCAACAGAGGGTGGCATTTTTTCATATACAACACCAGTGTTTGTTACGATGTTTACGTCTGGGAAATAAGCTGCTGCAAAGCTGCTGTTTACTCCACGAGTAACGAACTGTTGCGCTGTTTGTGAAACGTTAACTGCTTCATAAGAGCCAGTTAGTGATGTGCCGTTGGCATCATATTGTTCTGGGTCCATGATGTAGAAGCAATCAAAGCGATCATTTTCTACAGCGTTGATTGCTGTGTCAGTTACGTAACGTACACGAATACCGGGCATTGTAAGAAGTTGGATATTAACGTCGTTAACATCTGAGATAATCCCAATGCTTTTCATGTAGCTTTGTACGGTTGGCCCGTTTGTTAGTCCACGGGTTGTTTGTGTGATTTCTTGAGCAACGGCTGCATTCTTAAGATAACGTGTGTCTGGATTAAAGATACGTGTTCCGTCGAAACCACGTTCGAGATAAAAGCTGAACTTAGCCAAACGTTGTACTGCGGCATTTTCAACAAGGTCACTTACTGACAAAGCTCTTGTTTTTGTTGCTTCGTCGGCAGCAATGTTTCCTGCACGAACATAACTCCAGCTTAGAAGTGCTGTTGTGCTTGTGTTTGGTACGTCGCCGCTACCTGTTACAACCTTAACTTTTTCTAGAGAGAAAAGGTTGTTGTTAAACAAGTCTGAGTCAATGATACCGTTTGCTGTTGTGGTAGCAGCACCGTTGTTATCAAACACTGCTGGTTGCACGTTTGTTGAACCTTCAAGATTTGGATAATACTTGCTGAACCCAAGTAAGCTTGGGTTAAAGATAGAACTTCCATTTGGGTCAGTAAGGCTTGTTACGTTTTGGAACTGAACACCCCAGTAAAGACCTGTATCAACACCAGAAGAAGCAGACAGCTTCTTAAGATTTAGACGCATTGGAACAGGTGGTTGTGATGCTTTATAAAGTGGTACTCCACCACCTAAGCCACCTGCAAGAGTAGAGAAGTATGGGAACGCTGGGTCTAGTAGATCACCTTGTTTGATATTGTAAAGTGAGCTTGAACCTTGTGTTACAAGGTGTTGTGGACCACGGAAACCAAAAGGCATCGCTGAAGGATCGATTTCACCAGCATCTACTGCATCTGCAACTTCAACACGAACGTAACGAGAGTTGTTTGGATAAGATCCATCTGTTGTTACTTTTTGTGAAGCTGTATCTGTGTCAAAGTTAAAAAAGGTGTTTATGTTGCCGATTTTCTTGGCAATATAGTTTGGTGAAGTTGGATCGAGTGAGCAGTTTGTAAATGTTTCCAAAGCTGCGTCGTTATCAGTTGAAGTCATTGAACGAACAAGAACTGTAAACACACCGTATGGTTGTGTTGCTGTTCCGGGTTGAATGTTAGTGATTGAGATTTTTACATCACCATTGCTTGCTTCACCGTCTGAGAGATGGTGAAGGCGGAAAAGGTTTTGTGGTACTCCACCAAATCCTTGAGAAATAACCCAAGGTGAGAATGCGTGACCATAACGATCTTGGAAGCCTTCAAAGTTTGGTGTAATAGCTGAACCAATGTTTGATGTGTGGGTTGCGAGTGCGCCTGAGCTTGGTACCAAGAATGCGATGTTTTCTTTTGTGCCGTAAGCAGAACCCGATTCAACCAAAACAACTCCAGAACCTGTTGGAACTGCAAGAGCAGAGAATACATCAAAGCTACCATAAAGCAAGTGACCAGCTTCTTCTGTTTTAAGCGGATCGGTATTCAAAACGCTTGGGAAGTAGTTCGCAGCTTGTGGATCAAAGCTTGCAGTAATAACGTTTGGATAACGTGCATCTGTTCCTTTGTGACCATTAAGCAGCATCACAAAGCTTTGTTGGCCAGAGGCAAGTTCAACTGAGCCAGTGAAAGCACCAGAAAAACTTGATTCTGTGGCAACAAAGCTTGAAGCTGGGGCTGCTGAAGGTGCTGCTGCTGATGACAAACGAAGCACAACTCCAGAAGGAGCAAACACCACACCACGAATGATTGGTACAGATGTTGTTGAAGTTTGCAAGCTGGCATCAGAGAATACAGTTGAACCTACTGATTCACTCATAAAGCAGCCAAGCATATACACAGAGCCAGTTACGCCTGTTGCATTTGCAAAAACGTTATTGCCGAGAGCACCGACACTTCCACTGGGCTGTTGAGAACCAACAACGAAACCTGCATCTGTTACAGTTCCGTTAGCATTTCGTGCTAAACCTTGACCAGCCCCAAGTACTCTTAGTTGCATGAGTGGTACAGCTGTGTTGCTAAACCATTCTCTTGCTGAAAGATAACCTAGTGGAGTGTTAGCGTTTACACCACCAAACACTGAAACATATTGTGTTAGTGTTGTTGCCATAATAGGAACAAAAGCTGGTCCTTTGGCCGTTGTAGATATTACCAACGCAGGAACTCCTGATGGTGAGCGAGTTGTTGGTTGACTTATATCAAACTCTCTTGCTAGTACGCCGGGGCTTAGTTGTGCCATGTTTTAAATCTCCGTATATCAAACGTTAACGATAAATAGAAGAACAAAAAAAAACTGCCACCTTTCAGCAGCAGTTTTTATTTCAGTTGATTAACTGTAGATGTACTGTTTTGTTCAGATACTAACTCCTGATGGAAGAACAACAAAGTCCATGACGATGTATTCGATTGCTCTTGTTGGAAGCACTCGGATTTGAGCATTCATGCGGTTGCTGTTAACATCTTCAGCGGTATTGTTACGTTCATCGCAGATTACTGCAAACTGTTCGATACCTTGTTGTGTTTGCACCGTTGAAAGAACCAAGCTAGCTTCATTAACAAAACGTGTACGAAGTGCTGGTGTGTTTTGCTCAAAGAGCAAACGGTTACCGATTGCAACAATTTGACGCTTGATTTCTAGTAACATTCTTTTAACGTTAATAGATTCCAAAGCACTTTCTGCTTGTTGCAATGTGTTTTGTGAGAAGAACACATAGTTGGCACCGGGGAACTTCACGATTGGGTTAATGTTGGCATCGTAAAGTGTGTTGCGATCATTTTGGTTTACTCTTATTGAAGTAAGAAGTACAAAACCAAGAGAACCACGATCAAACCCTGCTGGAGCGAACCAAGGGAACTTAACACGGTCGTTATAGCTCAATGCTGAGAGAGCAGCGATAGAAGCTGGGAGTTGTACACGGCGAGTGTTTACGGTGTCTTCAATAACGATGTTTGGGAAGTAAGCTGCACCACCGTTGTTGTCCAACGCACGGTTTATAAATGCATTAGATGTTTTGTTGATGGAAATAAATCGATTTGATTCACCATCAAAGATACGAACATCGTCTTTGTCATATGGTTGAATGTCAAGAAGGTAGAAGCTCAAACCATAATCTGTGTTTTTCTCTAGTGCGTAGTTTGTGATAAGTGGATCACGTTGACCGGGTGTTGCAAGAACGTTGTTGTTTGCAATGCTTGTGTTGGTTGCAACATCAAGTGCTGTGCGATATGCAACAACGTTTTGGTTTGCAGATCCAACACCTGTGTAGTTTGTTAGAGCAGGAGCACCGGGAGAGACGTAGCTTGCGTTTGCAAGGCCGTATACACCACCAGCACCTGCTTCTGTAGATGTTGATTGATCTGTAAAGCGAGCAGCTTGTTTGTCAAAGATGTTAACACCATCCCAACCACCTTGCATGAATGTGGTAAACTTAGCGTAGTTAGAGAAGTTGTTAAACTGAACTGCGCTACTGCTGTTAACCAACGAAGCAAAAGTAATACGGTTGCTGTAGTTTGTTGCAACATATGTTGTTGGATCGATTGTTGCGTTACGAAGATATGCAGCAGATTTCATAAGTGTTAGAACATCTGTGGAAGCTACAGATGTCATTGAAGTGGCATTAAGAGCAACGTTTGCAAGAGTAAACTTGTTGTTGTTCAAAACGTCGCTAGCTGAACCAGTTGTGAGAACTTCTAGTTTTTCAATACCAGAGAACTTGGCAAAGTTTGCTACGATTGGGTTGATTGCTGCATTAACGTTAACGTTTAGAATATCGTTATTGTTACGTTCGAACTTAACACCCCAGTATAGTCTTCCATCTACAACTGTTTGAGCGCCGGGGGCACCAAAGGTTGTACCAGAAGCAGTTAGTGGGTTACGTGTAACTGTAAAGCGATATGGAACAGGTGGTACGATTGAACCAGACAGCAAACCTCCGTTTGGTACTGTGCTTGAAGATACACCAGTAATACGAGCTGTTGACAAAGGTAGCGTTCCAGCTAATGTATCTGAGAACGTTGTGTTTGTTAGCAGCATTTGATGACCACGGAAACCGAATGGAAGAGCTAGCTCTGGTACTTCATCATTTTCCAGTTGTGAGCTTGGAACAACACGAATAAATCTGCTGCGATTACCATATTTTCCTTCAACAACGATACCACGGTCTTCTGCTTCAACTTGATCGAAGTTAAACTTGGTGCGTTTGTCACCAATCACTCTAGCAACATATTGGCTGCTATTTGGATCAAGTGACAGATTATTGAACTGTTCAAGGATTTGTGGTTGTTCGTCGCTGTCATTAAATGCTCTAACAGACAAAGTAAATGAACCATATTTTGATGATGGGTTTGTTGATGCTAGCAAGTTTGAAATGCTGATTTTGTATTTATCGTTTGCAAACGCACCATCATCACGGCTTTCTACGTAGAATAGATCGTATTCAATTCCACCAAAAGGCTGTGAAACAAAGTATGGTGTTTTTGGTGTTTTGTAACGTGTATCAAATCTTCCAAATACTTTGCTAAATTCAAGACCAAGAGAGTTTATGTTAGCTGAACCAGAAAGAACAGCAACAGTTGGCACAGCATTGCTTGATGAAAGCGTTGCAACTTGTGAGTCTACAGCATAGTCAAGATAAAGAAGATGCTTCTTTTCTGCAAAGTTTTCTGGGTTTGTGTTTAGAATCTTGCCAACATATTGATCTGAGTCTGGGTCGAAAGATGCTGAAAAGATTTGAAGACCTGCAAAACCATCGTCGGAAGAAAATGTAGAACCAGCAGAGCAAGAAAGCACGAGCTTGAACATTCCTTGTAGGGGGCCAGTTGTGCCAACTTGAGCGGCTTCATTGGTACCATTTCCAGCAGCAGCGGCTGCTGGATTGTATAGACCACCAGAATCTACTGCGCCGCTAAGAACAAGAAAGCGTGAATCTGGGGTAGTGAACAATACAGCACGAACAAGATTTACACCATCGTTATCTGGTGTAAAACCGTTAACAGTATAGCTGTTGTTGTTGGTAAATATTGGATAACCAAATACTTCGTTGTTTTGTACAAAGTGCTTACCAACCAAGAACTGTACACGGCCTTGAAGGGCTCCAGAAGCGAACGTAATACCACTACCAACAACTTGCATACCAGCATTTGTCACAGTACCACTTACTTCTGTTTGTGATATATCCAAAGATGAACTGTTGGCACCACAACCAAGAACACGAATGTAGTTTACAGAAGCTACTTCGCTACCTTTAGCTTCAAGAAATTTTTGTACGCCGTATGTGCCAGCATACTTCGAGTTAACAGGTCCAAACTTGTTTGAAAAATCTGTGTAACTTCCAAGGGTTATTGGCACAAAGGCTGGGCCTTTTTCTGCACCGCCGATAATGGTTGCTGGTGTTCCACCAACAGGTACTGTACGTTCGGTTAAGTCGAACTCTCTATCGAAATAATTGGGGGCTTTTAATACTGTTTCTGGCATGTTTTATCCTCACTTTACAGTTGGTTAAAGTTCTACGGCATAAATAGAGACAAAAAACCGGTTTGCCTTAAAGAACCCAGAGTCACTTGTTGTCAACAAAGAAATCCTCTAATGCTTGTTGATCCGAAGCCGTATAAACAGTTTCACCTTGTTTTTGATTGTTAGACATTTGCTTGACGTACTTTGTTTGCGTAACGTTTTGGTTGAACGGATCACGATAAACTCTTTGAAAAACAAGCTTGTCTTGTTCTGGTGGCATTTCTTTTGTTGCTGGGTCTTGTTCAATATCTGTAAGCACAAACTGGTTTTCTTTGGTGAAATCGTTTTTTGTTTCGTTGTATTGATCTTTGGCTGGTTGAGAGAAAACTTCGCCGGGAGCCACATAAGTTTCAAACGATATATTGACGTTTGAAAGATAACGCTTGAATGGCACTCTTTGACCGGGACCATTTGGAGCAAGTAAATAACCACGTACTGTGATGTTAAAGCTATACTTGATTAAACGTTCTGCATCTGTTATGTCATCAAAGTTATCTTGAGCATTTAACCCAGCATCAACGGTTGCAGCAAACCAATATCCTTTTTCAGTTTTGAGATAAAAACCTTTGCCGGGAGTTATTTGGCTTGCAAGAAACGTTTCAATCAAATAGTTCATGTGTTGGGTATAGTTTGTCCAAAACACAATCTCATACGTCGCCGTGAAAAACTGAGGAAACGGGATTGCAATAATCTCATAGATGTGATCGGCTCTTAAACGTTTTGTTTTATCGTCCAACAACATTCCTTCAACAATAGAAGGGTCTTTTGCATTTTCTCCCTTGCTTTGCCTTAAGGTGTCTGGAGGAGTTGGTGTGTTGTTTAAAAGCAAACGGTTAATCAACGATTGATAATCTTTGTCAGATTCATCTAGTCTACGTTTGATTGTTAACTCTCCAACAAAAGTATCCCCAGAGTTTTGTTCTATACCTGTTCTACGCAACGATATTGCTGGCAGCAACAAAACACCATTTCTATCTCTAAAAGGCTTTAGACGCTTTGCAAGGGCAAACCTTTCACCTGTTGCTAATATCACAAAAGGTTTCTTAAGGTTGATTTCCTTTTCATAGCTTGTGTTGATTTGGTATGTTTGAAATGGTATTTCTTTATCAAACAAGCCGTGCATTGCAGCATCAACATCTTCAATACCGCAAGAAGGAATATAATAGGTCGAAGGATCGTTATTGCGAAGATCGTAACCTGTTGGTTGTTGATCTTTGCCTTCTAAAAACGGTACATTAAAACGTGTTGTCATGTTGTATAACTAGACAACATCATTCATCATATATTCCTTTTTTGGCAGGCAATGGATCGTTGTTAAAGCTTGGTGTTTTGCCTTCAATAAAATCACCTTCTTCTCCTACGTTTGGTTCAACTTTGCGCTGACCAGTACCAAGAGCAATAGGAGCCATGTCTTGACCAAGACGTTCTCTCATTTCACGAACATCTCCGGTTTGCTTACCATCATCTGTTAAAGGTAAACCACGCTGTTGCTCAAAAACAGTTTGAATGTCATCTGGGGCAAGTCTTGGATTTGGAAGATTCGGTACGTCAAGCTGATTAAGTCTTGCACTGCGAGCTGTGATTTTCCATGCTGTGTTGTATTCAGCTAAACCAAAGATGTTTTTCCCAGCATTGACAAAGGTAAGAACTTCATAAAGAATGTCGTCATAAGAAAAGAAATCACCTTCGCTTAACACAATACCTTTATCTTGTAAATCTTTGTATTGAATCAACACTTCAATCTTAGCTTCAATATCTGGACCGAAGTTTGTTGTTTTACTTGAATACTCTGGCATTCCTACAAGAGCAGGAACCGATATAGGATTCTCAAAAATCTTTTGTACAGATTCGTTGTATATCTTGTGTACAGAGCTTTTAATGGAAGATACAGGAAAGTAGTTTATTGTTTGGCCTGCAACATCCTTTATGAACTCCTTGGCCAAATCATTGATAAACTGTACTTCTCTCAATCCTATGAATAATCTTGCCATGAAAATATATATGTTCGTTTTTAGATTTTGCCAAATGCTTGTTTATAAGGATTTTATCAAAAGCTTTAGAGTCAACAGGAATAAAAAACATCTAAATGAAACCAAAACAATCACACTATCTATTGTTAACTCCAAGATAGGGGTATCCAAAAAAAGGTATGAAATATGGAATGGCAGTTTGATTACAGATATGGGGGCGCACAACATTCAAGAACCAAGAATGTGATCTATAAAATCGAAAATACGATTTCCGGCAAGATTTACATTGGACAGACAAGAAGAACAATAAGAGAGAGATGGTTAAACTACAAGTATGATCTTTTGAAACCAATACAAAAACAAAGAAAATCAGGGACAAACATAAAACTCAAACGTTCGGTGCAGAAACATTACCTAGAAACTGGTAACGTCGATTTTTTGAGATTTTCTATTTC